GATGTTAGGGATAGTCAGATAAAACTGGCGGAAGAGAATATGCAATTTGATAATATTGAGAATGTTGGCGCTATGATGTCATTCCAATGTCCGGAGTGTGGAGGTTATTTTGAGCATAAAATCCTATAATCAGATTGAAATGCGGTCGCCACTTGACTTGAAGCCTTATTGGCGTAATCCGAGAATCAATGATGATACAGTAGAGGCGCTTGTTGAGTACATCCCTATTATCGGGTTTAATGTGCCAATTGTTGTTGATAAGAAGGGTGTAATCGTTAAAGGACATGCTCGTTATGCGGCTGCAATTCGACTTGGCTTAGAGAAAGTGCCGGTTATCGTATCTGATAACTCAGATGAAGTTAATAAGCTCGATAGGATTGCGGATAATCGGGTTTTTGAGATCACTAAGTGGAGTGAGACTGAATTAGAGAGACTTGATATATTAGAGAACAATGATGAATTGTCTGCTTACGTTCCCGGAAGCTATCCAAAGGATGAATATGAATTTGTGTGTCCGTATTGTGGAGCTGTTGTTAAGGTGAAAATATGAGGAATTACAAGAAAGAGGGTGAATATCCATATCATAGTTTTTGGCTCAAAGAGTCTGATTATGAGCCATTAACAGAGGTTGAATATCTTGGAAATTTCGGCTTTTTATTTGACCTTTCGGATAAAAGCATCCCCTTACCCCTTAACTTAGATATGGACGTGATTTTCTCTGAGATTTCGTTTCTGGAAGGCTATGGCGAGTTCTCGGCCCGAGCCAAACCAGAAGGTAATTACAAGGATTACATAAAGGGGCTTGAAAGACTCATTTATACCTATAATGTGCCTGTATATGTTATTGGGCCAAAGAATATAATTCAGGGTATTCATCCAGACAGGATATTACCTATTCGGGTTGATTTTCCGATGGAACAATTCGATGGATATTTAGCTGTGTGGCGAGATGATGAAATTGAGGTGCAAAGTAGGACGGAAGCTTTGCAATATTTGAATAGTAAGAGGTTGAAGGTTTATGATCCGTGTTGTGGATATTTGTCAATTGCTCGATTTATGCCTGATTGTAAGTTTCTATTTTCAGATGTAAACCCTAAGTGTTTGGGTGGATCACTTGCAACTTTGAAGGAATTGAATAGTGAAAAGACCAACGAGATTAACAAAACAGATAATTGAGCAACTCGCTACGTATATCGAGAATGGTAATTTTGCTATGGACGCGTGTAAGCTTGTGGATGTTAGTGAGTCTGGCTATTACAAATGGTTGGCTACTGGTAAGGCTGTGCTCGATGGTAAGATAAAGATGACCAAGTCAAATGCCTTATGCGTGGAATTAGTAGAGGCTATAAAACATGCTGATGCCAAGTTTAAGGCATACCATATCGCAAATATCAATAAAGCATCCAAGACTACTTGGCAGGCGTCAGCATGGATGTTGGAGCGTAGATTTCCAGAAAGCTATGGACGAAGGGCTGATACAACAGTAAAGGTTGACGCAGAAGGTGGCGTTACTATTTACATACCTGAAAATAACAGGGAAGATGACATTGGAGATTCGTTTACAGCCTAAGCAAGAATTGTTTTTGTCTTCTTCCGCTGATATAGTTATTGGTGGTGGTGCAGCAGGAGGTGGTAAATCATTTGCCTTGACGATAGAGCCGTTGCGTCACCTTAATAGAGATGGATTCAATTCTGCTATATTCAGGCGGACATATCCAGAAATAAAACGTCCGGGTGGTTTATGGGATGAAGCCATGAAGATTTACCCACTTGTTGGACTTACGGCAAGAGAAAATCGTGGGGATTTTGTAAATGGTAAGGTAAAGTATGCCTATGGATACTTATTAAATGACAAGGCACTCGAAAATTGGCGTGGTTCTCAGCTTGCGTTGCTTATGTTTGACCAGTTGGAAACATTTACTGAAAAGCAGTTTTTCTACATGTTATCGAGGAATAGAACGACATGTGGAATTAGGTCTTATGTTAGAGCTACTGCAAATCCAGAGCCGGGTTGGTTAGCTGAGCTGATTAGCTGGTGGATTGCGGATGATGGCTTTGCTGATATGAGCCGAGTAGGGAAGACGCGAGCTTTTACACGAGTACAAGAAACAATATACTGGGCTGATACGAAAGAGGAGTTGATTGATAGGTTTGGTAAAGACCATGAACCAAAGAGTGTTACTTATATCCCATTCACTATTTATGATAATCCGATTCTATTGGAAACAGATCCGAGTTATTTAGCGTCATTGAAGGCATTGAACTACGTAGACAGAATGCGGCTTTTGGGTGATCCAGTAAGAGGTGGTAATTGGAAGATAAAGCCATCGGCTGGTAAGGTGTTCAACATGGATTGGTTTCAGATTGTGGATGATCCGCCCCCATTTGGATTACGTTGTCGTTACTTTGATACTGCCTCAACTTCGGCAGATGCTGGTGGTGATCCAGATTACACTTGCGGAATTGAGATGGTATATGATGGTCAATATTATTATGTAACGCAAATGTTTCATGATAGGCTGTCAGCTGCTGAAACAGATCGGACAATAGATGGTATTATTTTAGGTGACCAAGTTAGAACTGTTATAGATGGAAGGTATTTTGCGCGATGGGAAATAGAGCCCGGAAGTGCAGCAAGGCGTGATAGTATTGCGAGAGCCACTCGATTAGCTGGCATTGATGCAAGAGGTGTTAATAAGAACAAGAGTAAGATGCTTGCATGGAAGCCATTAGCAGCAGCGGCAGAGCAAGGACTGGTAAAATTAGTCAAGGCTTATTGGAATGACACTTTTTTGAATGAACTTCATGGAGTACCTGAATCACCACATGATGATATTGCCGATGCAGCTGCGGGTGCTTTTACGGAATTAGTGAAAGAAGCAAGTACAAAGTTAGTTGCGAGACAGGAGAGGTATTAATGGAAAATGACGATTTAAAAACAATGTTTAATAGGTTGAAAGAACAAGAGAGGCGGGTGGAAGCATATACAGCTTATTATTATGGCGATCATCCACTTATTTATTCGCATGAACGATTGCGTGAAGTGTTTAATAGGTCCACAGTTAATTTTGTACAGAATTGGTGCGCTGTTGTAATAGACACGACCTTAGATCGGATTACATTGCATGGATATGATAACCCTAACAGGTCTATAAATGATAAGCTTGATTCATTTTGGGATGGTCAAAACTTATCTCAATTATCGAGACATGTACATCGAGACAGTTTGATTACTGGGAATGGCTATTTGATGCTCGATTTAATTGATGGGGAAAAGAGAGTATTTTACAATTCGCCTTCGCAAATTGCAATTGAATATTCTGATGAAGACCCGAATGTAAAGAGGCTCGCGATAAAGGTATTTTATTCGGCAGAGAACAATTCCACGCAATTGAATCTTTATTATCCGGATCGGATTGAAAAGTATGCATGTCAAGGAAAGCCAACATATTACAAGTCATTTAATTTGATTGATGAAATACCAGAGCCATTTGGATCAATACCGATTATTCATTTCAAGGCACAGCCAGAATTGACCAATGTTATCCCATTGCAAGATGCAATAAATAAGATATTTAGCGATATGATGGTTATTGCAGAGTTTGGTGCATTTCCGCAAAGGTGGATGATAACGAATGCAGATATATCATCGCTTACAGCCAGCCCGCAATCTATCATGCAGATACCTAAAGGGACTTCTGATGAGGAAGTAACTTCGGTAGGTGTTTTTCAAACTGCAGACTTAGCTATGTATCTTGATACAATAGATAAATTGACTAATACTATTTCGATTATTTCACGCATTCCGAAGCATTATTTCTCAAATACTGGGGCAAATGTGAGTGGTGAAGCATTAGTTGTTATGGAAACACCGTTGATAAAGAAAATCAATCATATTATTGATGGATTAGAGCAACCTTGGCTCGAATTGGCGAAGTACATAGATGAATCAGAGAAAACGGTTTGTACTTGGGAAAGACCGGAAACCGAACAGATTGTAATGCAAACATCGGCAATGCAAACGATGGTTGCAATGGGAATTCCGTTAGTTACTGTTCTCAAGAGGTTTGGTTGGGGACAGGATGATATTAATCAAATGATTGCAGACATGAAAGAGGATAAGAAGCGTAATGCTGATTTAGCAGAGGCGGCATTAGAAACAGCCGTGATTCGTCTTCAGCAGAGCAATAATCCTTATTTGCCAGAGATGAACACCCAAACTCAGACAGAACGTGGTGAGGCTGAATAATGCCTGTAGAAATAGTAGAACTTGCTCTCAAGCACCAACGAGAATTAGAAGCTTTCAATCTGACTGTTACAGAGCAGATGGCAAACAAGTGGTGGCAGATCAATGTTGGATTATCCAACAAAGTAGATAGTGTCATTGATGAAATAAGATTACTTCAATCTCAAGGCAAGCCAATAACGCAAGCTTGGTTAAACGAGCTTAGTTATTACAAGCAATTGCAAGAACAAGCTGAAAACGCTTGGCGCAACTATAGTGGTTGGGCAGAGCAATATACGCAAAAATCTTTACTCGAGACTGTTAATATTGGAATTGATGATGCAACAGGATTATTAAATGCTTCTGGCAGAATGGATTATGGTTATTTTCGGAGATTACCTAAGGAGCAGATTGAAGCGATACAATCGTTACTGCAAGAGGGTGCGCCATTAGATCGGTTATTTCAGTCTATTATTCCGGGCAGAGGTACAAATATTATTGGCAATGCTTTGATGCAAGGTTTTTCAATGGGCATGCCAATGCGAGAAGTTGCCAAATTGATAACGGATGCAGCATCATTACCTTATAAGCGCTCATTAGTTATTGCAAGAACAGAGATAAATTGGGCGCATCGGACAGCGACTTTACGAACATTTCAGGAATACGGGGTTGTGAGTAAGTGGAAGCGTCTTGCAAGTAAAAGGCATTCTTGTATGGCTTGTTTATTACTTGACGGGACAGTTTATAGTTCTCAGACCGCATTAGAAGATCATCCGAATGGGGGATGTACCATGGTACCGTGGGTAGATGGAACAGAAGAGCCTATGTGGCAAACAGGCAAGGATTACTTTGAAAAACTTCCTGAAGCAGAACAGCGCGCCAGAATGGGAAATAATTATTATGATGCATGGAAGCGAGGTGATTTTAAATTAGAGGATATGGTAACTGTAAAGCAGAACCCTATTTGGGGTGGCAATCCGGGTATAGTTCCGCTCAAAGAATTGTCTCCGGACTGGAAGAGTTACATGTTGAAATTTGGAGTATAATAAATTACATTAGAGTTAGTTAAGAACAGGTTGTTTAGTTGTAATTGGCAATATAATATGTTAGAATAATCAGAAGGAGCAGAGAACAATGCCAGAAGATAATAATGAAAAATCGGAGCAAAAAGAACAATCTTATGGGTCGTTTGAAGAATTCGTCAACACGCTTGATGAGCAGAAAAAAGAACTTTACTCGAACCATATATCGGGATTGAAAAATGCTCTTGAGAGCGAAAAGGAAAATCGCAGGAAATTGGCAGAACAGGTAAAAGCTCTCAGCCCCGCAGTAGAAAAAGGAAGTGAATTAGAACGTAAATTGGCTGAGACAGCCAAGCTATTGGAAGAAGCAGAACAGCGTTCTACTGAGTACAATCGCCGTGCTACATTTGCTGAACAAGCAATTAGACCGGGTGTCAATTGCTCTAATATCAAGGCGGCTTACGCCTTAGCAGTTTCTGAAGGTTTATTTGACGAAGATAATTCGCCAAAGTGGAAAGAATTACAGAAACTTGCTCCAGAACTATTTAGAGCTACGAAACAGACTAATGCCGGGAATACCGAAAAATCTGATAGTAGCGACATCAATGCGGCTATTAGACGAGCTGCAGGTATTTAATTACTTGGAGGTAAATAATGATTACACGGTCAGATGCAGAGGCCCTTATTCCAGAGGACGCTTCTCAGGAAATCTTTAAAGCAACTATAGAAAATTCAGTGGTAATGCGACTTGGACGGCGTCTTGCCAATATGAGCAGAGGACAGCGCAGATTACCTATTTTGTCAGCTTTGCCTTTGGCATATTTTGTAGATGGAACTCCGGGTGATGTGTCCGATAGTCCTTCCGGCAGTAATGCTTTAGGTTTCAAGCAAACTACAACTGTAGAGTGGTCAAATAAGTACATTTATGCGGAAGAACTTGCGACTATCGTACCTATCTCTATCAGTACATTGGAAGATGCTGATTATGATATTTGGGGCGAAATTAGGCCATATATTGGTGAAGCCTTTGGCGCACTAATTGATGCCGCGGTATTGCATGGAACGAATGCGCCTGCTAGTTGGCCGAATGATATAGTTGCTGCTGCAATTACTGCGGGTAATGTCGTGAAAGTTGGAGATATTGGTGATCTGTTTGATGACATCATGGGATATGATAATGCAACTGCTACTCCCGGACTCATTAGTCATGTAGAAGTAGATGGTTATATGCCTAATGGTTTTGTCGCGGGTATCTCAATGCGCGGTCGTTTACGCGGTTTACGTGATGTTACAACTGGTCAGCCTTTGTTCCGTCCAGCCATGACCGGTATGAGCCCTGGTTCAGCACCTTATACCATTGATGGATTGAATACGTACTTTCCGCTCAATGGTTCATTAGACGAAGATGAAGCTTTGTTGATTTGTGGTGATTGGACTAAGCTTGTCTATGCGTTCCGTACGGACTTGACCTATAAGGTACTTGACCAAGCTGTGATTCAAGATCCTGATACTGGTGCAATTATCTATAACCTTGCCCAGCAAGACATGGTTGCCCTTCGCTGTTATATGCGTTGGGGTTGGCAAGTGCCCAACCCGATTAATCGGATGAATGCGACAGAGGCTACACGCTATCCATTTAGTGTGCTTCAGCCTTATCCTGTTATCTAAGATTATCAGGCTTGTAATTATCCGGACGGAGTAAATTCCGTCCGGATAACAGGAGCGAGATATGACAGTTACGCCTGATGATATTTGTCAATTACGTCGATGTATTGCTGAGCCTACAGTTGCTACCTACACTGATCTTGAATTGACTTCCCGGATTGAAAAGTCTGCTCTTATCGATGAAGATGGACATTTGCCTGATGATGATGCTTGGATCCCCACTTATGATATTTATAAGGTTGCATCTGAAATATGGATGGAAAAAGCGTCCTCGGTTGCTGATGAATTTGATTTTAGTGCAGATGGTGGATCATTCCATCGTTCGCAAAAATTGCAAATGTATCTGAAACAAGCTGGATACTACAAGAGTCGGTCTAAGGCTCAATCTTTGCAAGTAAAACAGCGTCCATTGGAACATTTAGGTCCAAATGGATGGGAGGACATATTTTACAAAGACGATATTGATGATTATGAGCAAAATCTGGTCTGATAGCGAAAAATCCAAGATGCGTTCTGCTTACGATAATTATATGGCTGATGCCTGTAAAATCTGCACCAGAGGGATAAGTTATAGCAGTGTGGGAGACGATATTGAAACTTTTACAGAGGCTTCAACAGAAACCATTTGCGGGCTTGAAATGCAAGGCGGTCAGGAAGTATTCGCAGAAACAGGCGAGAGAGTTTGGGACGCCACAATTAGGCTGCCAATCAATACTCCACTATCACCGTTAGACAGAATTCACATTACCAAGCTAAAAGGCGAGGCAGCGGATATTATGTACGAAGTTTTAGGCCCGATTAATATTGGCGTTGCAGGCAAAACCGCCAGATTGCGCAAATTAGAGCTATGAGTACCGTAGATTTCCAAATGGACACCAGCCAATTTGACAGCCTTCTCAAAAAGGTTGATAAAGATATGCGCGGAGAGGTTGCCAAGCAAGCGTTAGCGCAAGGCGCACTTATCGGAGAACAGCAAGCTAAAATCAACTTAGAGAGTCAAGGACTTCACAAAACAGGACAGCTCGGCAACTCCATACAAGTTTATAATAAAACCCCCACATCGGTAGAGTTCGGCAGTCGAGGTGTAATCTATGCAGCCATCCACGAATTTG